TATAGTTGCTAATAATGCCAAAGTAACTCGCAGACCAATTACAGCAGGTGGCAATACTTTAGAAACATCAGAAAGTCTTACGCTCACAGCAGGTAGTAATGTTACAATCACAGAAGCTGATGGTACTGTTACTATCGCTTCATCAGGTGGTGGTGGCGGAAGTGTTGATTTAGGTACATCTACAACTACAACTTCTGTTACAGTAACAAATTCAGGAGGTACAGATGCTACTATAAGTGAAGCAAGTAGTTCAGCAGCAGGTGTTATGTCTACTGCACATCACGATAAACTTGATGGCATAGCAGCAGGAGCAGAAGTAAACCCAACAAACACAGATGGATTAACAGAGGGTTCTAGTAATCTTTATTATACAGATGCTAGAGTATCTGCAAATACTGATGTAACAGCTAACACAGCTAAAGTAACACGTAGACCTGTTGTAGCAGGTGGTAATACACTTGATACTTCTGAAACACTAACTTTTGCAGCAGGAAGCAACGTAAGTATAACTGAAGCAGCAGGAACAGTAACCATTTCATCATCAGGCGGTTCAGGTGGTGGAGATATTACAGCAGTAACAGCAGGAGATGGTCTAACAGGTGGTGGCACAACAGGAGATGTAACACTAAATGTAGCAGGTGGCACAGGTATTACAGCAAACGCAAATGATATTGCTATTGACTTTACTGACTTTGATACAGATGATATTACAGAAGGCTCAACTAACCTATATTACACAGACGCTAGAGTTTCTGCCAATTCAGCCGTTGCAGCCAATACAGCTAAGATAAGTTTTGATAGTACTTCATCTACTAAACTAGGCACTATTGAAGAAAATGCAGATGTTACTGATACAGCTAATGTTACAGCAGCAGGAGCGTTAATGGATAGTGAAGTAGATGCTGATATTAAAACGCTTTCACTTCCTGCCAACACTACTATATCTACTTTTGCCAAAACAATACTAGATGATGCTGATGCTTCAGCAGTAAGAACTACAATAGGAGCAGGTACAAGTAACTTGGCACTTGGTACAACAGCAGGTACAGCACTAGAAGGAGATACTGCCTTGTTACAATTAGGCACAACATCTACAACAGCTTTAGCAGGAGATACCACGACAATCAGCGCACAACAAGCTAGTGATATAACAGCAAATAATGCTAAAGTTGGTATTACTACACAACAAGCATCAGACATAACTACTAATAACGCAAAAGTAGGTATAACAACTCAACAGGCTGCTGATATAAGTACTAACAACTCAAAGGTTAGTATGGTATTAGGAACGACAGCAGGAACTGCTTTAGAGGGCGATACTGTTATTCCTACAAACAATAACCAACTTACAAACGGAGAAGGTTATATAACAGCATCATCAACTGACACACTAACAAATAAGAGCGGAAGTAACAGTCAATGGACAAATGATGAAAATTACATAACAGGCAACCAAACAGTAACACTATCAGGAGATATAACAGGAAGTGGTACAACAGCCATTACAGCAAGTATATCAAACAACGCAGTAGGTGCTGATGAATTAAACGTAAGTGGTAATGGTACATCAGGGCAAGTATTGGCATCTGATGGAGATGGCACTTTTAGTTGGGCAGATGCAGGGGGTTCATATACCCCTAATATTGTATCAGGCGCAACAACAGCATCAAAAGATAATTTATATATCTTTACAGCAAGTGCAACGCTAACATTACCCGCAAGTCCGAGTGGTGGTGATAGCATAAAAGTATCAAATTTAAGTGGTACAACAACTTGCGTATTAGCAAGAAACGGAAGTAATATAATGGCTGATGCATCTGATATGACATTAGATAATCAATATGCCTCTTTTGAATTAATATATGGCGACGCTACTCGTGGATGGGTTGTAGTCGGTGGTAACTAATAAATATAAACAATGAGTAATTACACAACATTTTTCCCATCAGCAACTGGCGGTGGTTCAACAGAAATAACAGACCCTGATAAAATTCCAAAAGTAACAGCAATTGGTTATAGCACTCAAGATGTGGCGTATATGTTTAGTTCGATTTCACAAAATGGCACAACTTTTTATAATACTAGTTCTAGTAACAATCCATACTTAGGCAGTAGTACTTCTTTTAGACAACCTAGTGGCGGTATTGTATCACAGACAACAGACAACACCGAAATAACACTAGCTAATGTGACAAGCGGAAGTGGTTATTTGTGTTGTGTTGTTACACCTACGGGTGATTTGGGCGCAACGCAGGAGCTAAAAATTACAATTGATGGGGGTACTGAAAAAGTCTACACCTATGATTATAGCTCAAACACATCAAGCGATAATTATTACCAAAGATTAATTTATGGGTTTTCAGCGTGGGGTTCTCCTAATGGATATAATTTAGTAAATGATAGTACTGCAACAGGTTTTTTAGGTATGGGTGGTTGTGCTTTTACTTTTAATGATTTTACATATCCACCAATGATTACTCCTCTTACAAATGACTCAACTTTGAGGTTATTTTCAGCACAAGAATTTAAAAATTATGGATTACCAAAATTAAGATTTGAAAGTAGTATTTTGGTTAAATGTAAAGTAAACGGATTGTATAGTACTAGTGGTTATAACTCGAAGGGAACAGCAGTATATTATTTAGACAGTCAATTATAGAAATTATGATAATAGAAAACATAACAAATCCAAACCAAGAGCCACAGGATGGTGATAAACTAAAATACACACATCCAAGCGGTGCTATTGAGATAAAAACCTATAACGCACCACAAGAGCCTACACAAGAGGATATTGAAAATGAAGAACGTCAATGGCGGAATAGTGAATTGGGTGGTACTGATTGGATAGTATCCGTAACAGACCATCCTGACCACGCTTCTTATTTAGTGTACAGAGAGGAGTTGAGAGATTACCCACAACAGGCTGACTTTCCTAACGGAGATAGACCTATAAGACCATAATATGAAAGATGGTTGGCAAATAACGAATGTAACAAGAAGGCAGGACAATGGTTTTGTTACTAATGTTACTTGTGTATATGCTCAAACAGCTTCTAATCATATTGAGAAAATCAGATATATTATTGCCAATGAGTACAATGGTATTGATGATGACTTTATCCCCTTTGAAGATTTAACAGAAGATGTTTTGTTAGATTGGTGCTTTGATGTTATGGGAGATGAAAAAGAAGTATTAGAAAATAAAATAGATGACAAACATACCGACTATGTAACTAACAGAGATAAAGAGTTAGAACATATAGATGGATTACCTTACTAAAATGGATTTAAACTCGTTCAAACTTTATGCTTTAAACCTATCAGCTATTACAGTTAGTACAATGGATATATTAGAAGATAGCCTTAAAATACTTTTATTGTTAGTCACTATTGCTTACACAGCACAAAAGTGGTACAATTTAAAAAAGAAGAAATAATGTGTGATATTTGTATGCATTGTGGTTTATGTTAAGATACTTTAATTATAGCGAGTTTGATAGTCCTGACGTACAAGGTAGTGGTCAGCTTATGGATAAGACTTTACTAGAAATGCTAGATGAAGTAAGAGATAAGTTCGACAAGCCTATACACATAAATAGTGGATTTAGAACACCTGCACACAATGAAGCGGTAGGTGGTAAAGAAAATTCATCACACCTTAAAGGACTTGCAGTAGACATAGCTTGTAACAAAAGCCAAGATAGATTTGATTTAATTAACTGCCTTTTAGATGTAGGGTTTAGTAGGATAGGAGTTGCAAAGACTTTTATACACGCTGATATAGACCAAGACAAGACACAAGGTGTAATTTGGACATATTGAGCGTAGCAATCATATCTTTATTCCCTACTTCGTTTATTTTTGGTATATCTTACTACCCTAAAAACAAAGAATATCTATTCAATGAACTAAACATTTACTTGTTCTTTATGCAGTTACAATTTAGAACTTATGAGTAAACCATTTAAAGATACTAAAGTAGGAAAGTTCTTAATAGGCGAGAAAGGTCTATTTAAGAATTTAGCCAATACATTGCCTGATAAGGGCTTTTTAGGCGTTTTAAAGAACTTAATACATACTGACAATAGTTTATCCCCATTTGAAAAAGAGAAAGCATTAGAACTGCTAAAAATGGATATACTAGAAATGGAACAGATTACTGAAAGGTGGGAAAAAGATATGACATCAGACAGTTGGCTGTCCAAAAACACAAGACCACTTACATTACTTTACTTAACATTTATGACTACTTTGTTTGTTGTTTTAGATAGTAGCGATAGCCCTTTTAAAGTAGGAAGTGAATGGGTAGAACTTCTTAAAACACTTTTAGTTACTGTTTATGTTGCATATTTTGGCAGTAGAGGCTTTGAAAAATACAAAAAAATCACTAAGTAATATATAGTTATATATATATATATATAGTTATATATAATATTGATATATAGTATAACAAGTATATAACATATAACTACTATATAACATCTACTATATATAGCATAT